GTGCATCATTTCCTTATGGAGATCATGATGATTTGGTGGATAGTATGACACAAGCGGTAATGAGATTCCGACAAGGAGGATTCGTTGGCCATCCAGAAGATGAGCGGGACGAAGTTTCAATACCACATAATAGGACCTATTATTAATGGACGAAGAATATACACAATCAGACATTTCAAAAGAAGTTGAAAGACTTATGGATGAAGAAGGATTTGAGTTTGGTGAAGCTGTAAAAGAAGCTATGTCCAAAGGTTACAAAGACGGCGGTCTAATGATCGCTATACAAAAATTAGCACAAGGTGGAATGACTTACGGAGATAAAACTTATCACCAATACCACGATCAATATGTACCACCAGATTCAGAAGCTATGGGGTACGCGAACGGCGGTGGGATTGGATCGATGATGATACCTAAAAGACAAGGTTTGTTTATGGGTGGTTCACCTTTAACAGGTGAAGCATTAAATATTTATACTTCAATGAACTCGTATGGTTATACTGACCAAGAAATCGCGGATCGATTATCGGGATTAGGTTTATATGATCCAAATACTACAACACCACCAACTACACCACCAGGATCTACACCACCTTCAGGTGGAGGAAGCGGCGGAGACGGCGGGGGTGAATCAATCTTTGATATAAAAAATAAAAAAACTAGAAATACAAAAATCGATAAAGGTATTACTGCTGCAAATGCAGATAAAGGAAATTTAACATTAGAAGAAATAAAAGCTATGAATGATCTATCAGGTCAAGAAAGCATGAGAGGTCAGATAACTCCTAAAACTACATTAGAAAAAATAATTTCATCAGACAAACCTAACATGTTAGATATTGCAGGAACTGAACTACCTGTTAATGAAGATATAATTGACAGAGGAAATCCTACAGGTGATTCTAGAATAGTTTCTGAAGAATTAGGAAGTACAGGATTTGGTAAACCTAACATGAGAGATATTGCAGGAGAAGAAATATCTGTTAATGAAAATTTTATTGACAGAGGAAATCCTACAGGTGATTCTAGAATAGTTTCTGAAGAACAAGGATTAGTTGGAGGAATTACAGACAGAAATAGAGGTCAAATAACTTCAAAACCAACAGGTGGTATTACAACAATAGATAGACCAAACATGAGAGACATTGCCGGTCCATCTACAACTGTAGATGAATCAATATCAATTGAAGATCTTTCTAAACCAAGTAACATAGGTGACTTTCAAATTACTGGTGCACCAAACTTAACAAACCAAACAGGGATATTAACTGCACCTCCAAGTATTGGATTTGCTCAAGATCCAGATGTAGAAGATCCGTTTGGTGGTAAGTACACTCCTTCTTTTGAAGAGAAAAAAGAAGCTGAAGGAATACTAGCAGGTTTAGTTGATAAGGCTTTAAATTTTAGTCTTTCTGATATAGCAACAATGGGTCAAAATACTATAATTAATAAAGCACTTAAAACTTTGGGCTTTAGTGATCCATTTGCATTCTTAGGCACTATGGGCATTAACAAATTTAAAAACAAACAAGTACAAAAAGAAATTGAAAAACAAATTGCTTCAGCAAAAACTAGAAAAGAAACTAGAAAGATACAAGATAGACTAGATAAACGAGAAAATGATATTAATAAAAATGCTTCTAAAAATGATTCTAAAACTGGATCATCTATAGTTAATCCTAATTCTAAATATGGTAAAGACAAAGGATACACTGGAGGAAATCCTAACCCACACACTTCTACAGGTTGGAGTGGTTCAAGTAAAAGTAATAAGTCTAGTAGTAATAAGTCTAGTGGCGGCGGTGGTGGCGGAAAAGGTGGTGGAGCCGATATGGGCAGTAGTAATAAAGGTAGTGTTTCCACAGGTGCAGGCAATAATCCTTGGGGTAGATAAAAACCGTGGCTTTAACTTATAGTTATAATAATCCATTACAAAAAAATCAGTATGTCATGAGAACTACTGAAGAAATTCAAGAAATTATTAATGATCCTAAATATGAAGGATGGACCAAAAAAGATTTTAGAGGAGAAGGAAAATTAAATAATGTTAAAGAAGGTGGTGTAAAAATTTTAACTCGTAAAGAAACAGAAAGAGCTAATTTAAAATTTCCTTTTGCAGGTAAAAGAAGATTTAAAGATCCTAATTTAGCTAATATTATTAGAGATAAAAAAATTAGAGAAACTCAAGGTTCTAATATTTCTATAAAAGGATCGGGACAAACAGGAACTCAATTTAGTCACGTCTACCCCTTAATTAAATCTGCTAAACCAGGTACAAAAACAACTTTTAAAATTCCTGCACAAATGAACAGAAAGTTAGAAGGTTTTAATATAACTGGACAAAACATTGCAGAAGAACAAGAAGAGTTAATAAAAAATAAACCAGATGGTTATAAAAAGAAAATTGTAGAGTTAAATGCAAAAGCAAAACTTAATGTTAACAATGCAATCAATACTTTAGGAAAAGATTATAAAGGTCAAATAGGTTATTTTGAAGTAAATCCAGAAACAGGTGAGTTTAAACCTAAAGCCGGAAATTATAAAATGTCTTTTGCTGGTTTAGAAGGAAAAAATGAAATATTTAAAGACATGACTGGAAAAGAAAGAAAAGATTTTGAAAGAAAAATATCAGCATTAGAAAATGCAAAAAAAATAGAAGGAGTAACAACCGCAGACAAAGCTCCTATACCAGAAAAATCTAAAGTGCTTAACATGTTTAAAAACTTTGGCAAAGCAAAGACCGCAATCCCCGCTGCAGCATTAGCTTATCTTGGAACAAGTGGTTTAGGTGGTGAAGCAGAAGCCGCTATAACTTATAATCCAACTATCGGTGCAATTGTAAAAACAGGAACCGATGATGTTGCTTCGCAATCAAATCTTTTAGAATGGGCAGCAGATAATCCCGAACCATTGGCTGCGACTGCAGTAGGTGGAGTAGCTTTAAATAAAACAGGTAATAAATTATTAACTGGATTAATAAAAAAATTAGCAGCACCTGCAGGAATAGCTACAACTGCTATGACAGTAAAAGAAAATATGGATCAAGGTGAGAGTTTACCAGAAGCATTAGCAGATCCTATGGCTGGATTAGGAATGATGGGAATTGGTGCAGGTAAGTTATTAAGAATGGGAAATCCAATAGGCGCAGCAATGACAGCGGCAGGATTAGGAAAAGACTATTATGAATTTGCACAAGATGAGATTGAGAAAATGAATCAAATGAGTGATTACGATAGGGGAATATACAACGATATGTTGATGGATGACACCAACATTGACTTTTAACAAAACAACTGATACACACCTTTCAGGTGTTGAATCAATCAAGAATAGAGGATAGAATAGCCCATGGCTGAAATAGACAAAAGTTTACCAAATAATCCAACAGAGATAGATCTTCCAGAAGAAGAAACTGTAGATGCTACAGAAGCTGTTACAGATACATCAATGGATGGAAAAACAGAAATTGAAATGGAAGAAGATGGTAGTGCAACTATTAACTTCGATCCAAATGAAAAAGACCCTATAGGAGGCGAAGATCATAACGCTAACTTAGCAGAATTTATAGATGATCAAGATTTAGATTCATTAGGTTCAGAACTAATGGATAAGTATAAAGATTACAAACAGTCAAGACAAGATTGGGAAGAAAGTTATAAAGAAGGATTAAATCTACTTGGATTTAAATATATAACTAGAACAGAACCTTTTAGAGGAGCAAGTTCAGTTACTCACCCAGTATTAGCAGAAGCTGTAACACAATTTCAAGCTCAAGCTTACAAAGAATTATTACCTGCAGAAGGTCCGGTTAGAACTCAAATTTTAGGAGATATTAATGTTCCTAAAGAAGAGCAATCTAAACGTGTTAAAGATTTTATGAATTATCAAATTATGGATCAGATGAAAGAATATGAACCAGAGTTTGATCAAATGCTTTTCTACTTACCCCTAAGTGGTTCTACCTTTAAGAAAGTTTACTATGATGATCTTTTAGGTAGAGCTGTTTCTAAATTTATACCCGCTGACGATTTAGTGGTGCCGTACTCTGCTACCTCATTAGAAGATGCGGAAGCTGTAATCCATGTTATACGTATTTCTCAAAATGATTTACGTAAACAACAAATCAATGGCTTTTACAAAGACATTGATTTGGGAGAACCGCCAGTTACAGAAAATCAATTAAAACAAAAAGAATTAGAATTAGAAGGCATTACTCAAAATGGTAGTGAAGACATGTACACAATTTTAGAAATGCATGTCAACGTAGATTTGGAAGGATACGAAGATGTGAATCCTGAAGATGGTGAGCCCACTGGAATTAAACTGCCTTACATCATTACTATGGATGAAGCGAATGGAAAAATTTTATCTATTAGAAGAAACTTTGAAGCAGAAGATCAGCTAAAAAAGAAAAAAGATTATTTTGTACATTTTAAATTTTTACCAGGAATGGGTTTTTATGGTTTAGGTTTAATTCATATGATTGGTGGTTTGTCACGTACAGCTACTGTTGCTTTAAGACAATTATTAGATGCTGGAACTTTAGCTAACTTACCTGCTGGTTTTAAAACCAGAGGCGTTAGAATGAGA